TTATCCTGCTAACTGTTTTACACTATTCTCCTGGATAAAATCTCTAATCTTTTCATAACCCCACCCGCAATTGATAAGGCCACTGACAAGCATTTCCATGGACTGTACTGCGGAAAGTTCTTCAACAGAAAATCTATCGCGTAAATTGTCCTGACTCCCAATTCCATAGTCTTCACGAAGCTGCTTCGCATTTTTTCCAAATACAGCCTTGTAAATAGCATTTGTATATGTGGAATATGCGTGACCATGCATACGTTCGTTTTCCTGTGATCGCTGAAGTGTATTTGTAAGTGCTTGACGGACAGCAATACCTTTTTCGCGTTCCTTCATTTTTCCAATCAACGCCTTTTCCATAGCATTAAACTGCCGAATATACGCTTCTTTAAAACGCATTGCCTTTTCTCCAGAATATCCCATTGCCAAAAGAGTAAAACCGTCCTTTGTCATGTAATACAGAGGCTGCTTTTTATTCTGAGAATTTATATAATAGGACTGCTCAAAATTTAGCCGTCCAAATTCCTCACTACACTCTAATTCTCGAATATCTTTCAAGACATTTTTATGTTCCTTCTCGAATGTTTCTGCAATATCCAAACTTGTACAGGTTACAACTTCCTCTCTATTCATCTTTTTGATTTCTACTAACATAGATTCTTTCCTCCGATCTATTTTCTGTTTTTTGGCATAACAAAAAGACGCCGCATTTCGCGACGCCTATTATGTTCATGGGAAGACCGGGAGCATACCCCGGAATGACTCCTTCCCTTTATTCAATTTTTACCATCCGCTCTCCTCTTATGGCTGTAATTTTCCTATTATAATTTTATCAGATTTTCGTGTGACAAACGTGACAGTTTGCTTGACATGGATTTTTCAGTTTAAATTATAGCATGGGAGGTCGGGACGAAACGGGACACTTTGAACATATAAAAAGCACCCAATTTTATAAGGTGCTTTTTACAACTCTCATTATTTTATACTGCCAGCATCTATGTGCACAATAATGGAAACGGGCTTTTTCTTTATGCGTCCTATATTTATAATCAATGGACACGATCCGCTCTCATCTCCGACAAATCCCAACAACTGCTCCTTGTAGTTCATTTGTGAACCGTCTTCATAAGTATATTCAGTTATCACATCAAGACAGTCAAGATATCCTTCAGCTTTCATTGTATAGTTTACATATAATGCACCATCTTTTGAAACCTCGATTTTATTGACTGATGCCATTCTATTGTCAGCATATATATAATTTGTATCATAAAATATTGTTACCGGAATAGAATATTCCAACTGTTTTATTCCGGCGGGGCTGTCGTCATATGCAGTTATATTTAATTCTACTTTATTTTCATAGGTTTTTCCATTCAACACCACGGCATTACCTCCACCTTCAATCCATTTGCCATCTTCCGCAACAGTATATCCATCTGGCGTTGTTGTATTTGTAAGCATGTATGATGTTTGTGTATCAAAATAATACCAATTAGAATCAATGTCCTGATACCATCCTGTTTTATAAGTGCCATCTTCATCTTGATAACGCCATCCAGTTGTATCTTCTTGCCATTGTCCTGCATAAGTAGTCATTGGAAAAGCCACTATCATTGTCATAACAAAAGCTAATATCCATCGTTTCATGATATCTACCTCCTTTATTAAATCATACCATATTTAAATTATGATTTCCAGATTAAGATTTCAGTTTCTACTCTAAATATGATATGCGGTCTTCCAACTCATCTATACGGTCTCTCAAAGTTTCAAGTCCCCAAGAACTGTGATTCCAAATACGATCTAATATATACCCGACACGGCCATTATAAGGACTTACACTCCATTCGTTTGTGTCAACAATAAGATCAAGACATGTTATTTGCCCTTGCTTTATTGTCGTAGTGGAGCCTGCTCCTGATACAGTAATAATACCATACCCTCCCGGTACACTTCCCTGGGATATAGTAATATATCCAGAATTAGATTCCATTATATTGCTTCCATTTGCAGATACATAGAAATCACCAAACTGTACCATGTCATCACCAGCATAGAAAACATCAGTTTCGAGAGTACCCGAAAATACACCGTTTGTACATTTCAACGTTCCATTTGCGCTTACCTTCAAATTATCACTTTCAATTATTACTCTATTCCCGGTAAGCTTTATCTGGTCAGGCTCAAGCGATAACTGGCTGGATACATCACCCTTACTCACCTTCAGGGATATTTGTTCCGCGGTCTGCAAAAACTGGGATTCGGTGTCTTCCTTCAGGTTTTTGACAGACAAGGTAATCTGATCAGCCATGATCTTCAGGCTGGCTTCTGCCTCCTGCGCTCGCTTTACCTCCACGCTGATCTGCTCCGCCGTAATTGCGAACTTTGCAGAGGTGTCCTTTTCAAAATCGATCAGCTCCGCAGATACTTCCTCGACGTTACGCTTCAGGATCGCGGCCTTACCCTTGAGCTGTATAATCTCCGTGTTGACGTTGTGCTCGGTACTCCTGATCTCTTCGCCCGTGGCGCTGTGCGTGTCTTTAAGCGCGTAGATTCCTTTCAGAGTACGCTTTACGATATATGAGACGATGCTTTCTCCCCCGAAGTCCAGTAGCTCCGCGTCTCCCACTTCCATATATGGCAACCCTTTGAGCTCACATTCATACGGGATGTACTGCCGGCCGTTGACCATGCCATAGATTCCCATGGCTATCTGATTCAGTTCTGCCGCCGTCTTCCCGAATGCCAGGAAATTACCCTCGACAGTTAGACAGTTGCTCCCGGTCCCGTATATGGCTCCGATATCGCCCTCTTCCTGCCTGATCTGTACCTTGTCTATACTTTGTACCGTGTATTCCTCATACTGACAGGAAATGCACAGGTATGGGTCGATCCGCTCATCATACACCTGGTCATTCATTTCACCCGGGAGCACTGGATACACGTCAGTCCCCGGATACAGGTCAACCGCCGGTATCATGCAGTAGTTTGGCTGTAAGGTGATGTGTTGCAGCACACCGTTGCGGTCAAAATGCCCGAATACACCGTTAAGCTGTTCGCAGGCTATCAGCACATCACGCCCCATCAGCTCCGCGGCCTCAATGGTCTTATAGATCATCACACCATCGTTTGGCAGGTAGTCTGGCACATACTCCGTTACACCGATATGCCTGCACAGCCGTGCCCGGAAGTCCCGGAGCGCGAGCGGAAATGGCAGCGCATTATACCAGTCAATCACGTTCACATCAAACAGGCACATGTAATCGAGTGCCACAAGGTTCCGGTACTTCCGGTTGGTCTGCCGGTCCGCAGACTGAACAATATATTTCCCTAACGGCATCGTATAACCAGATGGATACACATCTATTCCCGGATACAGGCCCGTATCCGGATACAATCCATCAAGTGTCTGATATACAGCCATCTCAGTGTCTTTTATATTATCCTCTATATCAATCAGTGTAAGACTGACCTGCGTAGCTTCACAGCTTCCAAAGTCGAGATTTTCGCTGCTTGACAGGGATTCTTCTATGGTCATGGACTCGCTCATAATGTAGCCGCTCTCCCATAGCCTCAGAAACGGTTCCGGCTGTCCCAGCCTGCGGAATTCTACAATCAGATTTTTGTCCGTGCTGTCGGCCTGATACAGCCGTTTTAGTTCCTCGTCTACCTGTAGCATCCGATCACCTCCTTAATACTCAATCAGTTGGATCTCAAACGGTTCATATACCATATTCAGCTTCCTGATATCAATATGCGTTATGGTATACTCGATATCCGGCATATAGAAGACTCCGGATTTATATCCCATCTCCTCGCTGTTCCAGTAGGTAACTGATACCTTACGTTCCCGCTCTCCGTCTGAGACAACGCCAGAATCCACGATTGCCTTTAAGACAATCTTCTCACCCAGATACAGTTTCCGGATCGGTACAACAATCTTACTTTTATAGTTTGGTGATGTCTCCCTGTGCAGGAGAGCCGCCACATCCCGGTAAGCGTCCAGTTCCAGGCGCTGATTTGGTGTTTCTTTATATTTCTCCAGATAGTTGTTTGGGAGAGCGGTATTCCCAAACTTTATAAGCCAGCCTTCAAATGCCACCGTTCTCCCTCCTTACACAAGCAACGGGTTTTTTCCCGTCTGCTTTTTTGTCATTCTGTTGCGCTCCACTACATCGTCATATACTACTTTTCCATCAAGGTTCACTGTCAGGTGGATATCTCCGCCTTCTCCGCCACTCATTTCTGCCATGGCCTCCTTAAATGCCTGTTTCATGGCACTGACCGGTGATACAATCTCAGCTTCCCGGTTGTTATCTCCCAGGATAGCCGCAAATTCCCCAGCACGCGGAGGTACCACGGTACCTGTAGCCAGACGGGGAAGACGCACACGGTCGAGACTAAAACCAAAATGCTCACCGCCGGCAAATGGTACCCAATCAGGAACGTCAAACGACAGCTTATTCAGACTGTCGATTACAAAGTTAATAGCGTTCTCCGCAATCTGAATAATCCCATTAAATACCCCTTTAAAAATATCACCTACATTTGACCAGGCTTTATCCCAGCCCTGCGTAAATCCCGTATGGATAAAATCGAGTATCCCGTTAAGTACAAGTAATATCCCATCAATGATCCCTGATATAAAGGCACCAAGTGCCCCGAATGCTTCCGTGATGACCTGCAAGGCTCCTGATATTCCAGGGCCAAGCATGTCAGCAAACCAGCTCACCATTGGAAGGATCATGTTGTTATAAATGTCGAGTGCTACCTGTATCAACTTTGCTCCAAATTCGAGGAAATGCTGCATTAATGGTTTTATATGATTCGTCCATAAACGATCTGCCACGTCCATAAATGTATCAAAAACGGGTTTTATGTACTTATCCCATATATCATTCAGTACCTCACCAGTGTCTCGGATTGCTTCACGGATTGCCTCAAAAATAGGATGACCATACTCCTGCCACACACCATACAGTGTGTCAATGCTATCCGTCCATATCTGAGTTATAAGTGCAAGCGCCGGAGCTACTGCGTCTCTCCATATCCGGTCAAACAAATCCTTAACTACTGTAAACAGCGGCATCAGTGTCGCCATTACCTCCGTCGCAAACTGTGTAATCATCGGCAGTCCAGATGTAATGAAGTTTTGCAAAGCAGGGAATACAGACAAATTCCAGATATCAGCAAACACCATATTAAAGCTGTCGAACAGGCCATTGACAATAAAACCAATTGTATCGATTGTCTGTTGTATAAACGGTACCAGATCGGCGCTGAACCACGTCTTTAATGGCGCTCCGAGACTCCCCAGATCGGACCATATTCCGGCCAGGATTGCTTTGAAATTTTCAATGTTAGGCTGCATGTCCGTCCAGATTTTCGAGAGGTTCGGGCCGAATGTAGTAGCAAGCCAGGAATAGAAATCATTCAACGCCTGCTTCATACCAGCCACCATAGACGTAATTTTTGTATCCACGTCCACTGTTTCAAACATTTCAGACGGATCCGTTCCTCCGGTTCCTCCGCCTCCACTGCCGGCTCCCTGCTCTGATATCAGGTTAAGCTTATCAAAACTGGCCGTAGACCGCTCCGCATCTTTCCCGGCCTGCTTCGCTGCTCCTCCCGTCTTCTTAAGGCTCTTCGCATAATCTTCCTGCGTCTTCTTCGCTTTTACAAAGCTGCCTTTACCTGTGAGAGCTGCAAGCAGCTGCCCGATCCATGCCAAGACGTTCGCAATTGCGTCAATCATGGCATTCAAAGCAGGAACAACAAAGTCCAACACAGGGGCAAACGCTGTCGCAAAACTGTTCTTCAGATACAACAGCGAGGACGTGAGGCTTGACAATGTAGTATTCACTCCGTTTGAGTACTGCGCCAGATTCCCGAAGCCCTCTTTTACCGCCGTGCTTACCGCGCTAATTGCCTTAAAAACAAAAGAAAACAGGATCGACCTCCCCAGCATACCGAGAAGACTCATATGTTTTCCCGATCCTTTGGCGGACTTTCCTGCCTTGTCCAATGAGGACTTCATCTTTTTGGCTGATTTATCAACCATCTTCTGTCCCTGATCAGCCTCCATCAGCGATTTTTTATATTCTCGTTCTGCTTGTATAACGCGCTGTAATGCAGCATAGTTTGAATCATATTCTGGATTTCCGAGAGTGACACCCTGCTTTTCAAGTTCCTCAATTTTTGCCTTAAGTTCCTGCTTCTGTCCTTCAAAGCTGTTCATATCAAACTTTACCGGTATTTCTGCATCCGGCGTTGGACTCAGCATCTCTTTTTTGTAATCTGCAAGGGCCTGCTTCACTTTTGCAAGTTTCATATAGGTTTCGTCATACTCGTCATCACCAAAATACAGCCCGCGCCCCTCCATGTCCTTCAGGGCCTTGCTCAGTGTCTCAATCTCCTGCTTAAACTCATTTGTATACTGTTCAGCCTTCCCCATATTCTCAGCATAAGAATTTACAAAATCCTCTACTTCTTTTCCGTACTCCTGATAGTCTCCTCCAAGTTCTACCGCTCGCGGCTGTTCTGGTTCACCAGTATCAGAATTGCCATTCTCATAATGCTGTACTGATATCTCCGCCATTTGTTCCTCAAGAGATTTAGTCTCTTTCTGTGCTTTCTTTGCCGCCTCTGCTATATCGTCAACCTTTTCGGCGGCCTGCCCCGCCTGATTTCCGACATTTTCAGCCGCCTTCCCCGCGCCGTTAAAGGCATTGACTATGTTGTCAGATAACCGCTCAATTACCGACGTCAGCTTTTCCATAGCTGTTTTTAACGATGATGTGCCATCTTCAAAACCTGTAGTATCCACTTTTGTGTCAAATTTTAAGCTTCCGTCTGCCATGCTATCACCTCAATTCCGGGCATAAAATTAGACGCCTCACGGCGCCTATCCCAACAACTTATTCCAGTACTCAATTTCTGCTTGTTCTTCACTTGTGTACTTTGTTTTTAAGTCGCACAAAGTCTTATTGTTCCGATAAAAATCCTGTTCCCATTTCTCCAGATTCTTTCCCTTTGCACGCTTCTGACGAATTCCCAACACCACAGAAAATGTACCCTCTTCAATTTCCATGAAGTAACCCATAAAGGTCCACCAGTGCATGTACTCCACCGCGCGAACCTCGCGGCCGGCCACCTTGTTGATCGCTGGAAATAAGATTGCTTCGTCCTGCTCCCAGTCCATTAGCTTCCTGGGCGGCTTCTTATCGTCCTCTTCCTGACCGCAGTCTAAAAACCAGACCGCTTTTTCCGCTGCTTCCCGGTATAACTCCTTTGGCATCTTTTCCCAGTCAGCATACAGGATATTGAGCATAATCCAAGCTTTTTCTCGGTCCGAAAGTTCCGGATCGCTGTAGGCTTCCATAATGGTCAAAATATCCCGGTAATCGGTCCGGATACGCCACTCATTACTGGCAACCGGAAGTGATACCGGAAGCCTTCCTATCATTTGTGATACTCCTTCAGGTATTTGTTCATTCGTTTCATACTGGCTTTCTGATATGCTTCGATCTCTGACTCTAAAACAGGCTGTAAAGTATCCATAAACGCCTCAAACAGATATTTGCCACGGACAATACAAAACGGGGACTGACCTGCAAATATAGTGTCGTATACATCGGAATTAAACATCAGGTTCATAGCCTTTCTGATCAGGCTGTTTGTTTCCTCCAGAGCGCGGGATCCCTCTCCAAGCTTATCCTCTTCTGACAACTTTCCCTCTGCATCTAAATTAACATCAGAAAGCAGACTTCCTTTCGCCTCTTTGAGCATCTGTAAAGCTTTATAATATCGAGTCATCATATCCGGGTCAGCCGGGTTAAAACGGATCACCCGGCTCTCATCTCCATTAATTGCAAAGCTTTTAATGCCCTCATCAAAATTAAGACTCTGCATGTTTTCCTCCTATTCACTAAGTGCTGAACTCTCGGCAGTAAAAGTTTTTGTAGAGATATTGAACGTTCCTTTTGCTCTGACTCCGGTATAATGCAGGTTAAACGGAATCTGATAACCGGTATAATCTCCGCCATAGCTGCTCACTTCAATGATAGCCTCTTCTTTGTAAGCTGTATATGATCCGGAAGCTGCACTCTCCCACAGATGGACTTCTACCAAATCAGTCTTAAGATCATCAAGAGTCTGCCGTTCATCAATAATCCCCTGGAGACGTTCAAACAGCTGATTGCCTGCCTCTGCATAATACGGTTCTACACTGGACTGAGGCTGGTAGCTGTCCAGATTAACGCTTGTCTCGCCCATAATATTATTCTTTGTATCAACGTTTGCATTCATTTCAACATTGTACTCTTCCAGGTCTTTTCCCAGGCGCTCATACACCGCCTGAGCTGCTGACGGCAAAGCCGCATTAATAAAATGTGCCATGAACTTTCTTTTAATTTTACCTGTTGCTTCTGGCATTTAAAATCCCTCACTTTCTATTCTATATTGGGCGTATATCTGTATCTGGTACAGCACGCCGTCGTTAATATCTTCCGTCATCGGCTGCATTGCCATGGCATTAGCCGTTGTGGCTTTTAAAAATCTTCCGGTGAACGTCTGGCCATCAATTTCTACTGATATCCTGTTCTCTTCTGGCACTCTTTCCAGCCAGTAAGCCAATTCCAGTAGAAAATTACTGTTTGACAACCGATTGTAATCTGTATAAGATTGACTGACCGCATACATGACAAAATTATGCTGCCGGATCTGGTTCCCCAGCACGTCCTCCCGGATCAGGCTGTCACCATTACTTGATAGTCCGTAGTTCGTCGGCTGAGGGTCCGTAAAGTCGATGTGAATATCCTCATCGCCCAGGAACTCAGCTATCTTTGGATACTCTGTCAGCTTCTGCCGCATATAGTCTATGATCGTCATATCTTGCCTCCTCTGTCCATCCTGGCCTGTGCCGCTTCTAAAATGTCTCCTTTGTGGTCCGCCTTCATGCGCTCAAACCATTTTTTTCCGCGCATTGGTGCACCAGTATACTTGAGTACCCGGTCTGTTGGGACTTTGATCTCGTTTTTCTTCGCCCATGCACTGCCAGTTGTCGGTGACACGTACAAGATCCCCTCGTGTAAGTAATGCGCATACGGTCCAGGTGTATTAATCTCTCCGGATCCAATCACCGTAGACATAACCATCATGTGCTCCAGCTCCCCGGCCTGGCGCCGCGGCATATACGGACTCATGTATCTCATGGCCTCACTGTCAATCACTTTCTGGACTGGACCGCCAGGCTGAAGGCCGTGCTTCTCAAGCAGCACTTCTATCGGCTGTATTTCAAGTTCTACCTTCACCGAATCACCTCCTTACTTGCGGTATTCTTCTCTTCGCCTTATACTATAATTACAGGCCGTCACATGGCTAAGTACAATGGAAGGAGAAATTATCATGTTAAGTCAAGAAGCTAAAAGTTTTATGGAATTTTGCATATCAGCTTACAAAGAGAGCGGTAAAAACGAATTTTATATTTCTGATTATATGCATATTCCAAACTATGAGGCCGCTATATCAGAATTAATTGAAAAGGGGCTTTTGGACAAGAAAATTGACATTCTGGAAACTATATCAATCAACTTTGATGCATTAAAAAGCTGATATCAATCCGGAGTTGAATTATTCTGGTTCGACTCCGGACAGCATCTCTCTCGCTTCTCCAATGTCCTTAAAAAATTCTTCCAGGCTCTTCCCACTTTCAAGAGAGAACTCATTTACATCCACTTCTAATAACTTTAATGTCGGTTTTAAATTCCCCTCCTTGTCCCGCGCTGAATATACTAAGCCTTTCACACCTTTTCCGATCTGCTTACCTTCCAAAAACACATTCGTTTTATTACCCAAAGTTGCAATTACTAATTTAGGTATCATATAATCCTTCCTCTCTCTATTTACACGACAGTTCATAATGCTGCATGGACTCGCTACCATACAATTTTTCATCTACCGTCATAACCGTCACACAGCCATGGCGCTGCTTCAGTTCCATCAGCGATTCAGACATGGTCTTCTGGTTGGTACAGTCAATGACATGGTTGCACTGGCCTTTCACAGCAAGGTCTTTTCCTCCTGTAAACTGAATCGGCTCAAATAGGCTCTCAAGCGGGATCACCAGAAGGACAGAGTCAGAGTCACGCTGGCCGGTCTTCAGGACATTGGATTGCTTCACATCGTCCCAGAACACGTCTTCCACAAATTCGCGCCTGTATGACTCCTGTTTTCCATATTTCGAATACAAGTACAGTGTTACATCAGCATTCGTATACATATACATATCATACCCCCTGATAACATAGGCCAGTGTCACCCAACCATTTCATGACGATACCGCGTTGTTCCCGGTCTGCCGCCTGTCTGGCCTCGGATGCAGAAGAGAAAGATACCGAATAGGTCCCTACCTTCTCCGATGTCTTCCCAGAAGCTTCCCGCTCCCTCTTTTCCTGCTGACAGATAGCTTCCGACAGTTCACAGCAGCATAGGCGAACCGGCTCCGGCACCTCCGGAAGATTCTTCACTCTCCCGAAGGTATACACATCAATCACCTGACTGGCCTGCCGTGCGTAAAAATCAAAGCCGGTGCGAATGACCGGCTTACGTCCCATAAGATATTCATTCTGATAATCATGCTCTGTTGCATATGCCATTCGCACTCGCCTCCTTATTAGCCGTTTGTGATCAGTCTCGCAATTGGCAATGCCTTTGGATCGAATTTAATATCCCAATTTGCTTTTGCAAATAACTGAGCATCTGTTGGGGATTCTGTCCAGCCGGATGTTGGAATTTTAAAGCTGAATCCATTGGGATGGATAGTTTCACGCATACGCGTGATAAGCTCATCCTGACCGCCATTTTTCTTTGCTTCACGCACTGTCTCTACCGGGACATCTACCCTACCGCGTGCGGTACGAATAACGCCATTTCCGAACAGGTATGTGGTGTACTTTGTCAAATCCTTATTCGCACCGTCTCCGCCTACCTTCTCCACCGGTACGCCATCATCTACGATAACCGTGTAGCCGTTTGCAGAGCCCAGTGCCATCGGCCGCTGGATTCCATTGGCATCGGTCTGCTTCCAATATTCAAGAAGCTGAAGGTTTTCAAGAGTCTTCGCTACATTGGAATGCATAATTACAAGTCCGAACTGATCCTTATGATCTCCGCACGACTCTGTTGCTAGATCGTTCAGGTCTGTCTCTTTTATTTTCCTTGCCTCTGCTGTGGTCGATGTTAAATCCAGTGTATGGCTGTCCGCCCACTTTTTGGCATAACCACTTGCTCCGGTGATGCCAAAGATCGCGTCTGAAATACCGATTAACCGCATTTGACGCCGCTTCTGCCAGTAGCGTGCCACCGATGATACAATGTGTCCCATCGGATCACCTCCGGAAAGTTCGGCGGTAAAGTTACGGGCGAAAAAGCCCTTTGCACGGCCATAGACAACCCCTGTCTGGGAACCGCCGCCCACTTCCTCGACGGTAATATCCGTCTGGCCGTCATAGTTCAAATCCTCACCCTCCAAGGTGTTGTAAAACGGAATGGTGTAAATGTTCCCATGGTTCTGAATCATTCCTGCAATTGTCGAATCCTCTACAACTGCTCCTGACTGTATCATTGCTGTGTAATATGGATCTGGAGCCTCGTTCCACATGTCTAAAAATAATTCCTCATCAAAGGGAATTCCAAAAATCATACCTGGCATAGTTAGTTATCTCCTTTCAGTTCTGCATATTTCTCTGGGCTATTCTGTTTCAGATCCAGCCGTTCTTTATAGCCCATGGTCTTAAACTGCTCTTTTGTAATACCCAGTGCTGGTCCCTGCGTTGGGCCTACTGGATTGTTGATAGGTTCCGTGGCACCGAAAAGATATCCATTATCTTTCTGACATGCCTCGATGGCTGCTTTGATATCTGCGGTTTGATCTTTGCTGGCTTTTAGCGTTTCAACATCAAGCAGAGCTTTGACTGCTTTTGCATTCCTTCCGCCCGCTGCTGTAATAGCCGCCTCCAAGGCAGAACCAAACTGCATATCTGCAATTTTTGCTTCATATTCCGTTTTGGACGTCTCGTATTTCGTTTTGTACTCCTCAACCTGGCTTTTTACCTGGTCGTAATCCTTAAAGCCATCAATTGTTGTATTGGCTTCCTGAAGCTGTGTCTTTGTCTGCTCCAGCTCAGTTTTGATCTGCTCCAGCTTTCCCTTAGCCGCTTCAATATCACTGTCATTCTCGGCCATGATGCTGTCCACCTGTTCTTTCGTCAGGCCCATGTCTTCTAAAAATTTACGTTTCATATTTCTCCTTTCTCACTACGCTTTTTACGGAGTCGCGTCCCTTATGTTGGTAGTTTTACGCCGTGCCGGGCAATTTTAAGTATAAAAAAACACCCAGGATTTCCTGCGTGTTTATCTCCTACTCTGTTGCGATATCGCAATTATTTTAAAGCATAATAAAAGCATCCGATCACTCAGATGCCTTCATTTTATTCTGCTTCCACAAAGGAATATAAGTTCCCTCGCGAACCATATTCCAGTTCTTCGCAAGATATTCCCGTTCAATATCATACTCTTCTGGTCCCATGTCATCACGCCAAAAAGGGACTTCCTTTAATGTTGCCGATGCCCAGCTTTTACCTTTTTCTTCCATCAAATGCCACCAGCCCCCTTCCCTTCGTGTAGTCTCTCAGCAGATTGTCAACAATTAGCATTTCGCGCCGCAAACTTCTTTCTGATGCTGGTATTATACCATCTCTGATCTGCTGATTCAATGCCCGGATATCTGCATCATATAAATCATCAAACCACCCTGATTCCAGAACCGGCCCCGATCGCTCTGCAACATACTTAACTCCATCGTTTCGGGTTGCAATCATCATAGGGATTTCTTTTGTGGTTAAAAGTGTCCGAAGGTCTGCTTCCGAAAACGAACTGTCGGTATTATGATTATGAACAAATGCATATTGTTCATTTGGGTGATCGTCTAAATGTTTCCAAAACTTATATCCTACCTCATTTTCTTCCATATTCGTTTCATAATACTCAACTTTCCCAGTTTTTAAGTTAACCAAATGCATATGCTCATAACCATCATTACCGCCCTTTTTTGCCACGTCCTTGATTGCTTCAGATAACCCGCTGTTCACAGGATCAGAATATCCATCAATCTTGACAGAATAGTCGCTATCGGAATCATAGGATACCTTCGTATTTGTATTTCTTACTGCTTCCTTAGCGGCAGGAATCTTTTTTGCAATCCGCAGTCGTTCCCTTTGCTGCGGTAAATCAAATTGCTTTGAGAAATCTACATAATGCTTATCAGTGAGCCTTAACCGGCTCCTGGCCTCAGTGATATCCTTTTTGTCTGCTCCGGCCGTCTTCAGCAGCTCAACGTCCTGCTTCTGCTTCCGAATTGTGCGCTCCAACCGACGTTGGTACTGCAAGGCGCCGTATGTATCATATTCGCGGCCCCGGTAAGACCTCTTTTCATTTTCCTTCCGGTTCTGCTCCGCCAGCCATTCATCTGTGTACTTGCGCTTACTGATTCCGGGAAGAAATGGAAACCGTATATGGTAACAATTAATCCCTGCGAATCCCAGCATCTCACCTAGGCCACAGACCGTACGCATTTCCTCCGAGCTATAGACCTTCCCCTGCCAGCTCTGATGGTTAAGATATCCGGTTCCGGTATTACGGGCGCCCATGTGCCAGTCTACCTCCCAGTAATCCGTCCCAAGCCCCTCAGCATTCTTCTCGTTGACCTTGTCCGTCATCTGGGCCACTCCGGTCATCACTGCCCGTCTGGCTGCCACCTCGATGCGATCAGACTTACCAGATGCATAATCGACGGTGCGGACTCCACTGGCTGTCATCTCATCGATCACATCACCGATGGCCTGACTGTACGTTTTAGCCCCAGTCGTGATCCCCAGCATGGCCTTGTCTAAGCTCCGCTCCAAGTATTCTGACAGCGGGGTAAAAACCTTTTTTCCGCCAACCATAGGCACATTAAAACCGGTGGTCTGGGTAATATTCTCCATAGGCCGAAGCGTATCCCTTGTCTGCCGCCTGGCCGCGTCTACTGCTTGTTGCAGCCATTGATTATCATCATATGGTTGATAGTCCTTTCCGGCAGCCTCGTATATCTCCCTTGATCTGACATAATTAGATCGTGCCGCCTGCTCGTAAATATCATCTATTTGCAGATCAGCTTCTTTGATAGCCTTACCGATCATCAGCTTGAGCCGGGCCTTACTCTCACCGATTGCAGTAAGCCGCACCAGCAGCCAATCAATAACTGGTGTGACCTGTGCCGTCTCCTTGATGCGCTCCACAATCTCGGACATAATAGACAACTCCAGTGCTGTCATGGTTCGCTCAAGTGGTTTCGGCAGCTTCTCCATTTCTTCCGGTGTCATTCAATCACCGCCTTACTCTTCGACCATGGCTGGCTCTGGTAGATTCTTAATGGCCTCCTCCAGTGTCTCGCCATACCACTTTGCACGGTATTCCTCCAGACGCATCACTCCCATAGCTACATCGTTACGGTCTTGCTGCCGCTCTTCTTCCTCGTCTATGAGGATTGAGTCCTTAAAGTTGCATAAGAATTCATAGCCACTCCGCGTCATGCCATTGTAAAAGGCCAGCGCATAGACAAGATCCTCCAAACAGTCCTTGAGATTTGATTGGATCGCCTTGACCATATTGTACTTACGCTTCTTAGCAATTTTAGCCTCTGTGGCTGTCTTATCAACATCGTTTACATCCGACAAGTCACCATAGGACAGGCAGACATTAAACTCAATCCGCCGCAGGTAAGCATTCAGGCCATTGATAATATTCTGATCCCGCAGCTCAGGGCTGTACTCCTTATACAACTCTTCTCCATTTGATCCTCCTGAAAGGTTCAGTCCGCGATACAGCCGTTTGTTGAGTTTTGGCATTTCATATCGCGGCCTACCGTCTTGTCTCAGAGTAGGTACCTCCTGTAGCGCAGTGACATCCACATGTACGACACGCTCTCCACTCTCAAACTCCCAATCCAAACGTCCGAATTGTATATCCGTCTTTTTGATTAAATTAATCGCTGATTGATATACCGATACCCCACACGGAGAACTGTCCACTTCATTTTTGATCGGATTCCTGTAATATCCGAAGTCCGGTCGCTCCACTCCTGCATAGCTTATATTTTCAGGGAGATCCGCCCATTCCGGAACCATATTAAGCGGTACCGGCCGTCCGATACTCACCATATCGCCGGACCGATACGCAAGATTCTGGATATTGAGTACTTTTGTCTTTTCCCATGTATGGACTTCAAAGCGGATAAAATAGTCGTAATCCGCTACTTTTTTGACATCGACAAACGCCACCCGTATCAGTCGGCCACGTGCATCAAACTTAAGGGGAATGAACCGCTCCTGCGTGATGTACTCCACCCTATCCTCTCCCAGCGGCTTAATGCAGAATGATCCGAGGGCAAGACCGCTCTGCAAGTTCTCATTCAGATCACGGACCGCGGATTGATAAATCTTGTCCAGCGGTTCGACAGAGATACTAGATTCCATCTCATTCAAACAGACATTTGCAAACTCACGGCAGATACCTTGCTCAATCTGGAGGGAATCTACCTGCTCATCTACCCATGGAGCCTGTCCCCGATACATGGATCCCCATTTTTCGATAGCTGTTATCATTTCCTGGCTGATCGCAATATCCTGCCCGAATAATTCTTTTAACGTTCTGATCGAAAACATTCTCCGATACACCCCCTTTACCATATTTTTGATTCGTTTAAACACCTCATCACCTGCCTTTATTGGCCTTTCTTTTTCCAGATCCGGTTAGTTGCGTATCTGGTAGCATCAATGCAGTGATCATTTCCATCGGGGTAGCCGCTGATCACGTTGCCGTCCTTATCACGCTCATACTCGTAATCCATAAATTCCTGTGCTGCTACTGGGCACCGGACGTTATCAATGACAACCTCCCGCAAGGACTGAAGCCATTTGAAAGAATACTCTCGGCTTCCCGGGCCCTTCTCCGCCTCCCGTGCCAGCAAACCATAAGCGCGATAATCGCCAACTGACTTGTTTTCAGCACTGTCGCAGGTAATCAGATCATTTCCGGTAATTCCCATTTCAATCAGTTTATCCGCCGTCTGCCGGTTGCTCTGCTTGTTACAGGTGTACTCCTGCCAGATATAGAGAGTATGGCGTGCCGGATCATAATTCGTACGCACAAAAGCAAACAGATCAGGATACCAGCCCCAGTCAACACCGTTAAGAACATGATCGAACTGAGCTATCTCATCATCCGTTATCTCTCTAATAGTCACATTGTCAAAGACACTGCCACCACTGCCGTTAGCGACACCCAGGTATTCATTTTCGTAAGCGTCTGGGTTCGTTTCCTTCAGGAAGTATGCTTCATCAAGAAATGGCTTTCCCAACCATTTAGGCGGTACCTGCAAATAATTGCTTTCAGTGACTAGCCTGGAAGCCTTCGGTACCTTGATATACTTATTGGCCCAGTTGTTGGATGTCTTTGGCGGGTTAAATGATTTAAAAATATATGCCACATCACCTCCACGAATAACCGACTGCTCAATCTTGCGGACCGACTCCGGGCCTGCGAACTGATCCAACTCCTCTAGCCATAGGATACCAATATAGCCAAACGGAACCTTTATAGATTTTACTTTGCCCGGATCATCGGCACCACGAAAATATATCTTCTGCCCGGTACTGATTCGGGTAATCTCCATAGGGTTGAAAGTTGCGTGAAACTCCTCTTTTATATCTAGCGCCTCAATAGCCCATAAGATCTGTTGGTACACAGATCCACGCAGAGTATCCGCCACCTGACGCATGACAACAGCGTGCATCTGCTCATTTTGCATAATCAGGTCTATGATCTCAAAGCTGATAAAAGATGACTTCGTGGATCCACGGCCTCCGGGGAATACATACTCTGTATGGCCGTGTTCCTGAATATCAAAAACAACCGGCGCAAATACTGGGGCCACCATATTAGATGGAATGCCCGCATACTTGACCGGTTGGTCATTGTCTAAATTTGGTTGTAATGCATCGACCTGGGCCTTCAGGTGTGCAATCTTTGCCCGCTGCTCTTCCGTTGCCAGATCCATATGAGCCGTCAACCACTCCAGTGCCTTCATGCGGTCCGCAAGCTTTATACTGGCTCCGTCTTTTCCCTGCTTAACTTCTGTAATCAGTGTTCCGTCCACCTCAGATGATTCCTTGAAACGAACGGTATTAACTTCTTTCATGAGTGGGATTTTCTCTTCTGTTTCCGGGTCCTCAACCTGTATTGGGCCGAACGCCCCCATCACCTGTACTTCTTCACGCCCAAATGATATGTAATCCGTGATATCAGAAAACGCTATATCCATGTACTTCTGGAAGATATCGTGTTCGTCCAGCATCTCACGGTTCATTCGGTTCTGCTTCAGTCGGGTGATTTCGTCTCTGACCTTTGGATTTCTTAGTAGTTTGCAGCCTTCTACCATTGCGGTTTCATAACTGCTACCATATGCTTTCAGATACGATTTCGTTGCATTAAAGCATCTTACGTAATGAATACAAAAAAGCCGTTGCTTATCGGTAAGGTCAGGATTTTCTATTACCTGCATCACCTCTTCAGCAACAGCTTTCTTTTTTTCTTTCCGAACGTTCGCTTTCTTTTCTGAGCGCTCGCTTTTCTTTTCCGAACGTTCGCTTTCCCAATTATATGTTGATTTCCACCGCCGTACCGTTCCCTGTGGCAGATTTAGTTCATTTGCAATCTCCACTAACTTTTTCCCAGAGTGAAACATTACCTCTGCCTGTTTCACCCTCTGATCTGGCGCTCTTGCCATGGTGTCACCTCTATTCTGCATAAAATAAAGGCACCCGTTTGCCGCCGGATGCCTATTACAAGAAGAAACAAAAAATGAAAGAACAAGTGGACCACCCGGATTCGAACCGGGGCGCATTCCCTTCCTGTAGTCGGTGAATGTCCATCTGCCATTAATGGTATGCTCCACATAATACCGGATCGTCTCCGGTATTGCCCTTATTGATTTTATAAGGTCTATTAAGGGGGAACTTTTAGACCTTGCCGTAAAAGCGTGTCACGGTTGTGTTTAATTGATACACTTTTCTCATTTTAAATTATAGCACATTTAGGTGTGACAAACGTGACAATTTACTTGACACGCATAAATCTTGAAAATTTTTGCCTACAAGTTTCTGCCGTGTATCCTTCTCCCATGGCATCAGCTACTTCTTTCCAGCTTTTCCGGTCGATGCAGTAGAATAATAATATATTTCTCATTTCACTATCATGAATAGAGTATATGTATTCCTCTGCATCAATCACCATGCTGTCGAGTTCTGCCACATGTAGCTCTTTCTTTGCCTTACGTTCGCGCAGCTTAACTCTTTTCCTGTTAATGAGCGTATTATCTTTGTTCCCATGAATAACACACCTCCCTAGCGGTTTTCTCCCACGCTTTCCCTTCGTAACAACGTCGCTCACCTCTCTATGCCTGGGAGGCATTGCTTTTATTTCTGATTCTAATATTTTTATTCTTTTTTCCTCTCCCTCTATTTCCGTGAGAAGGCTTGCGCACTGCCGTAATATGCTCTTATCCATCATTACCTCCTATGCCGCGAATAGCTCATGTACCTGTTTCATGGAATCATCGTCGTCGATTATATAACACTCCGATGTCGTATTGATATTGCTATGTCCGAGAATGCGCTGGATATCCTTAATTGACGCCCCATGCCTGGACATATATGTGGCAAGGTATGCCCGGAACATGTGCGGGTGGAGATTAAGCCCTGCAAGCCGCTTATCAGACTCCACAATCGCGTTAAGCATATGCCGGATACTATCATCACTCAGCCGTGTGTATATCCCGCCCTTGCGGCGGAAATTGAGGAACAATGCCGGCTCACAATCCGTAATCTGCCTGCGCTCTGCCAAATACTCCTCCAGGTGTACCAGCGCCCGCGGTGTGAAGAATGCCGGCCGCTCCTTGCGCCCCTTGCCGTATATGATGCATTTCCCGGCTCTGATATCAATATCGTTAAGGTCAAGCCCTACAAGCTCACTCACACGCATTCCCGTCGCAATCAGTACCTCAACGACCGCCCTATCTCGTACCGTCTGGCAATCGCACCGGATTATCTCCGCCTGCTCGTCTGTTAGTACTGTGCGTATCTTCTTTTCTGTCTTAACCTTGTTGATCTTGTCCATAGGATTCTTCTTCGGCTTCCGTGCCAGGCTGCCGCCGTCCTCAATCAAATCCTCCGACATGATCCACCGGTAGAAAGATTGCAGAGCGTGATACTTATTATTGATTGTCGTATCGCTGTTATGTTTAACAATCTGCCTCCAGGACAGGTACGCCCTTACGTCGTTGGTTGTTATATCTGCATAATGCTTTCTGCACCACTCGAAAAAGTTTCTGAGCTCCCCGCGATAGTTCTCAATTGTCCCAGTGGTTCGTTTTTCAAGCTGCATACACCGAAGCCACATTTCAACCACACGTGGAGTGTCGTCAATGTACTCCGTCGGGAGCTGCCGACCGTTGTGATCGTCTGCTAATATAGTCTTGTCCATCAGGTTCATATATAGAGCCGCTTTTACTTGATTAAGCCGTTCCTGCTCCGCCCACATGTCCATACTTGCCATCAATGTTTCCATCACCGTCATAACAAAATTGTCTGTATTAATCGCTGTCTGCATATTATAATCCTCCTCATGGTATGATTTTCCAGTTGATTTATCATGCCTGAGTCGGTTATAATATACTCAGGCAATAGCTAAGCGGTGGCGCATATCTTCCAGGATATCCACCGCTTTTTATTTGTTTCGATCATATGTTCTCTTCTCAAGTTTTTTATTTCCGGGGATTTCTCCCCGGATTCTTTCTCTTTCGCTGCCTCATCTGCAATACCAGGTCCGGCCATAGTACGCTATCCAATACGCCACTCGGCAACCGCACCAGCGCAAAACGCTTATACTTCTCCACGATCTCCGCCTTGTGTTCTTCTCCTGTGTGCCCCATTGCTTCCACGCCCTGGGCCTTGTAGGTATGTACCGTTACCGTGCGGCTGATCCGGTAATACCGCTGTGCGGCCTGTATCTCCTTCTGGGTTATGTACCCTTTCGGGATTTCTTGATGTTTCAATTTATGTACCTCCTGACCTCTTCGACTGCGTCATACCATCCGCGTGTATACAGTATATGGTATTCGTGAGGCAGTTCCATGCCATTTATGCGCTCACGTATCTCTGCCAGGCGCATTCGCAACGCCTCATTCTCCTGCATTAGATCATCACAGTGCTTTTTATATTCGTCGCATTTGTTACATCCTCTTATTTTACAGCTTGTGTTGTCTATCACGTTTCAAACCTCCTTCATATTACGATTTTACTCGCAAAACTCATGGATCGCCCAAAAGGGAAAAGTAACAATCCATAATATAATCATCACGATTCTTAATAAAAATCCGATTGCCACCTGAAGTATACATTTTAGCAAATCACTTACCTTCAACATCCTTCTGTGGTGTACTCTCCATAAATGAATTTCATGTTTTAATGCGTGTAACGGGTGTATAAATATCTGGTTCAAATCATTCCCTTTTATCGATATTTCCTTTCCGCAAACAGAACAATATGAACTCACCTTATTTGTTTTGAACACTGATTTTCCCCTTCTTTCTCGATTTAGTCATCTCTCAAACGAGCCGGTAAAACAATTTTTAAATTCTCCCGCTCTCCCTTTCTTCCCGTTCTGATAATCACTGGGGATACAGAGTCGTATATATCTATCTTCGCCATTTTTTTATCAGAATCGTAGGTGCTAATGGAATCCAGTGCGTCTTTTAAGTACTTTGCGTTAATCCCTATCGTAATCATTTTCTCTTTTTCTTGATATTCCTTCAGTATCTTGTCAACAGGATAGTACTGGCCTTCCGGCTGCACATATCCCATGATTGACTCTCCCACCTGCACATACAGCCGGCTATTACTCACTTCCAATTCCGCATAGTTATCGCGTTTTGTGATCTTCGGAATTGTTGGCCTTATGTAACAGGTAAATGATTCGTCAGCTTCTACCAGCTCCGCATATTCAATCGAGATTCTGTGGCCCTCTAACGCTGTGGCCCGGATTACTTTTTCTTTCGCGTCGATTTCTAAGTATGTCCACCGCATTAACTCCGAGAGCGTTCCGTCACCCACAAATCGCTTTGTATTATCAATAATTCGTTTAAATTCTCCAGCGCATATTTTTGCCTTCAATTTCTTTCCTCCTCTACATGATCTAATCAATTATGTCTCGTGGGTCTAATTCTTTTTCGTATTTCATTCCACAAATCGGGCATTTTGAAAGTAGGATGGGAACTTCCCTTTCTCTCTTCTTCCCCGGCTCTCTGGCAGTGAAAGATATATATACTCTCCCTGACAAAATTTCAACGGGTGGCTGTACATGTTCATATCCCTTTTCTTCCAGCCTTTTTTTCATGTCATATATGCAATTACACATTCCGTTCCTCCTCTAAATGATCGTTTTACGAATTAACCTTACGGTAATACTTCCGGAAAGTCTGTTATACTCATCTGCCCCTGTGCCTCCCATGTGGTCCATGGTATCCCTACATAATCCAACACTTCAGCCATACCCAAACCGCCCTTACATACTGGTTTCATGCAGAAATCATATTGATGCGGGTAAGAGGTTGCCATACGTTGGAATCTGTTAGGCTCTGGCTCCAGGTGTGCACCGAATGCGCAAAACATGCAGCCGGTCCGCTGCTCTCCAGTGAGGTAATACTCGCCGCATGGAGTCTGTTTGATATCGCCGTACACAGAACAAATTTCAAGATCGTTTTCCACAACGTACCGTAGCACATCCTGTTTTGTCCAGAATCCCATAGGCTGGCTCTTGATTGTCTTGCCATCGTAGACGTTGCAGCCGGTATGTGCATATTGATGCGCCCTTTTAAAGCCTTCGTCCTGGGTGATCCCAATGTATGGATAACGTCCAGTTTCCCTTACAAACTTATCAAATGGCTTCTTTTTCATCATTTCACAACACTTGTCCGTGGTCTCAAACGGTGCATTAATCAGAAATTGCCACTTGTCCGCCAACTTTCCAAAACTTCCTCTTTCATCTCCATTCAAGAGATAATTTCTGTGCCTGTCCGACAAATTACCATGTCGTAGCTTATACACCTTTCTGGCTGTTTCCTTGCTTATGAGCGGATATCCATATGTAGTAATAACCTTTCGGAATGTGATCCGCTTACCGTCTTTATCGACCGGATAAATTTCCCGAAATTCCCCACTGGCCTGCCGCGCAAACTTTACAATTTCAGGGAATTCTAATCCTGTGTTGGAAAATACCGCCGGCACATCGTTTCCGACGGTCTCCCGAATCAGATGTAACAGGACCCGGCTATCCAGTCCTCCAGAATAACTCAGGTATACCATTCCTCCCCAGTTATCATACCATTCACGGATTCGTGTTTTGGTAAGCTGAAGCTTTATTTCCCATGGTAGGTATTTCCTCTGGCCGAACTGCCAGTCATTAAGTTTTAAATCGTCCTCTTTAATAAACATTTTCTGCGAAAGGAACCCGGCGCGCCTGTTTTCCGGAAAGGTTCCGGCTCCTTTCTCTTAATCAGTTTTTAGTGTATAAGTTTTTTCCGGTCGGGACCTCTGCGGATCAAAGTATATTTCATCAACAAGCCCGCGCTGCCGCTTTCCGTCATAATACACTAACCTACGGCGTCCACTATCCCCCTCTACAATCTTTTCTACCTGAACAACTTTGTACCAATTGTGACTTTCTGTGCTCATATCCATCACAATCAATTTTCCCACCATATCCGTAATCTCGTTGAATGTTAATTCTCTTCCAAGGCAACATTCCTCGATCCAGTCCCCCGGCTGGAATTCCTTTGCCATGAAATCAAACAGGCTTATTTGTCCTTCCATATTTCCCACCCCCTTGTCCCTTCATACGGAAAATATCAGTTTTGTCGCCTTACCATAGGCATCAAATAGCCATCAGGAAGATTTCTTATGAGATTTTTAACCGCCATCTGTGCTGTGATTTGCATATTCACTAATCCATTTCTTTCGCACGTCATTAGCTCATTAATATTAATGTCAATCAAATCATTTATTTTTGATCGTAATGCTGGTGTCAACGGCTTATAAATTGTATCGCTCATATTTTCGATTTCCTCCTCCAAATATTAATTTTTTGAAGCAAATAATGTTTCATATTCTTCATTTAGTTTCTTGCAGTATTCATCAAATACAAAAGTGTCAGCACAGCTAAAAGTAATCTTAGTTCCACTACTATTTGCATTATTAATTCTTGTTGCAACGAATCCTTTTCTAGCTTCTTCAACCTTTGCAGCGTAAAGCATTTTATTATATTTATCTCGATCTTCTTCAAAAAGTTTTTTTGTCATCGATCTGAAATTCATTTGATATCCTGATACTGATATTCCACTCACTTTTTATCCTCCATATCTTAATCTTCATATGGTTCTATCTTCAGGTACGTTATCCCCCTAATTGTTTCATTCCCTACTAACACATCAGATGCAGTCAACATACCCGATATATCCGCACTTTCTTCCTGCCCTATATCTGCCAAGATGATATCGTCTGGCGGCGCTTTTTTCAGCAGTTCAATTAATTCCCTTACCGTCATTACTGTCTCCTTCCGAAAATTATCTATTGATAAACCACAAATACCGAACTTTCTTACACTTCTCACAGTAAAATTCATGAGCACTCAAAGCAATACGAAATCTGGTTCCGTGAAATAATACAATTCTTTCTGCCATACAAATAGATTCCGGGTAATGCGTTTTTAGACACTTACTTTTCCGCATTCTGCATCCCCTTCCCATGTGATCTTTACTCCAGTCACCGCAATACACCTCGGCTGCCCCGGCACCATTTTAATGATCCCCGCGTCTGCCATCTGCTTGAGATGCAATTGTACACTGCTCGTGCTCTCCAGCCCTACGCCTTCCCCGATTTCACGTACAGAGGGAGGCCAGCCGTGGGATATGGTGTACTGTACAATGTAATCCCTGATCTGCTCATGACGCTCTTTCATGGTCTGCCTTTCCGGCCTCGTGAAGCATCTCAGCTACGGTCTCCGCAAATTTCTTTTTCAGGTCTATATCATTGTCAACAAGTTCTTTACTTTTGATGCTCCGTTTGCTTCTGGTTTTCTCTCTGTACCTTGCCTCTGCCGCCTCGAAGTCAGCACCATTTTTTCGCATCTCCCGCCATACTGCCGCATAGGTTGAGCAGCCGTTTGTACTCCTGTCTGCTCTCGCCTCAATAAGTGGTTGAATGATCTCCTGTCTTGTCAACGCAAGTTTTGCAGCTTCCGCCGCCTGAGCTTTCTCTTCTCGTAATCTGCATTCCTCCTCAAAATTGAAAAGGATTGATTCGAAAAGATTCCTTAACTTCTCGCTCTGTGAAATGGCCTCAAGTGTTGATGGTTTTTTATCCGATCTGCCTTTACAGTCTTTTACTTCCTGCGCCAGGCAGACCCCATACTGCCGATCCATCTTAAGATATATTTTCCGCAGCACGGTATTTAACGAATCATTCTGCTTCGGATATCTCTTCGCCAGTTCAGTACCTCTTTTATTCATGTTCATTTTCCAGATCATGCACGGGTCCGGCTCCCCTTCCTGTTTTCTGACCGGCCCTGCTGTCTTCTTTTTTTCCGCCGGAGGCTCCGACTCTGTATTTATCATTTCCTGCAGCTCCCGTAATCTGCCGTCAAAGTATGTAATCAATTCCGTTCTGAGTTCCGCAAATTTGGAATCCATGTATACCCTGTCAACAAAGTTTTCGGGATTATATCTCTTTCCCATGTTCACCATCTCCCATATTCTGTAGTCCCTGCATTACCAGAGCGTCATAATCAACCTCACGCTGTGGGAACTGCTGGAACTGGTTTGTTTTCTGTTTTCCTGTCCTTCCTTTGTCCTTCTGCTCAGCTTCTTTCACCGCATTTATCACCCATTTGCGGATTGCCAAATAATGACTCTTTGCTTTATAGCCTTTCATCTCGATATACTCATCAAGAAACGTGACTGCTTTTTCCGCCATCCCCTCGCCGTACTCAGCCTGTAGTTTTCCCTTTTCATCATCTGTTAACATAACATGTTTATATTCGCCATATTTGTGTTTTACTTTAACGTCAGGTGAGGGTGGAGCGTCAGCGGAAGCCGGTATATTATTATTAATCTTATCTATACTAATCTTATCTAATCTAATCTGAGAAGCCGAAATGGATACAGGCTGTACACATTCTGTATCCAAAGTGTATACGCCGGTCTCTGTCTGGGTCAAAAGTGCCTTTTCTTCGAGGTGGATTGTCTCCTTGTAGCGGTCCCTCTGGATGTAGTTATGGACCCACCAATGTGTGATTACACAAATCCCTTTTTCCATCTGGATTATGTAATTTTTTGCCACCAGAATCTTATAATCATCCTCACTGGCTCCAATGCTACGCATGATCTTTTTTGCATTGTCAAGGAATCCATCGTCATCCGCCCTCATACCAAGATGGAAGTAAAGCGCCTGGGCTGATTTCGGCATATCCAGGAACATATCGCTGTCAATAATTGCCTTTGAGAACATTCTCTTGTTTGCCATGTCTACACCTCAATTCCTGTTTTTCTGGCGTTCTGTGCCGGGGTAACGATCCGCAGGTTGTCTTTCCGGTTGTCCGCCCGATTATGGTTGATATGGTCAATCACAAGCCCATCACCGCGATACTGGCCGACTAACAGCTCATGCATTCGCATCATTTTTCCGTTTACCCTGGCCTGTGGGTATCCATCTATTCCGATCGACCATGAATGTTTTGACAGCCGGTCTACATCTTCGGCATCTACGTTAATTTCATCACCCTTGTGGGTACGTATAACATAGCTATTTGTATCCCTCTTTCCGCGTGTCTCCTGCTCTTCCTTCAAGCAGCCACAGGACTTTACATTCCCCAGTCTAAGATGCTCTCCTTTGACCAATTTGTCTTTTCCGCAGTTAAGACATTGACACTTCCAGTATCCCTTTCCTGCATATTCCCGAGCCACCAGAAACCCAAAATGCATACCGCTTAAATCTATATAACTCAATTGTAATTCCTCCTTTGTTCCCCCGCCGCTAGACGAAAGACGGCGGAGGCAGTACCATGGCAATTATTATGTTCGTGACACATTAATTCTTGCCCCCTATCTAAAGGCTCGTTTCAGAGCCGACAAGGCTTATTCTTTATATTTGATACCGTATACCTTATATTTCTCTGCAAAGCTGTTAAAACCGGTTGTATGAGCCTCTGTATGATGCACACGGCACAGACATATCTTTCGATGATCCGAATCATCAAGCGTCCTGCGATCATTTCCCATCCCGATTGCATCAACATGGTGGACTTCTCCCGGCCTTCCGCAGATAGCGCACTTTTTAAGCTTCAGACATGCATACAGGTAATGTCCAATATCATCAGTGCGGTTAAGCGCGAAATCTAATAGCGGTACTCCAGCTTCCAGCGCATAATCCAGTATCGTGTTGATATATTCCCGGGCCGTATCCATAGAGCAAGATGAGAGCGAAAAGTACTCGCAGCCTGTACGGTAAATATGCAGATACTTAAGCCACTCTTTCATGACTTCCGGCATCTCTCCTGTGAAAGCTGCAATGTCGTTAATCGTTGCGTATGCTTTCTTCCGCTGCTCTGCGCTTATGTGCCGTCCATCGTCAAGCCAGACGTTACATGTCCGCATGTGCTTTTCCTCCAGCGGACCCATAAGGTTTTTACCTGGAATGAACACCTGCAAATACGTCCCTTCCTCTACTGGCTTGTAAGCCGTTATATGTGCAAATTCATACATGCCATCACCCCACTAATTAAACGGTAATCCATTATCATCTGGCGGCGATAATTGTTTCATTTCATCGTCTGAGACTGGAGGTGGTATCTTCTCTTTATCCGGCTTCGATTTAAGCACCTTTACAGCTTCGCTATACTGGTCAGCCTCCATCTCCTCCAGAGTCTTAAGACCATAGTTCTTTAAAAGCCCCTTTATTCCAACGCCTGTTCTTTTCAGCTCCTCTATAATTTCGTTTCGCTGGTCCTCATTGATTTTCCCGTTGGAGTCAGCATCTTTGTTATCATCGATACAGAACAGGCCATTAAGCGCATATTTTCGGGCGTAACTGCTTGTACTTCCAGTTATTTGAGAAGCGTCCATGCCCTTCTTTTCTTCCTCTTCCCGTGCATATGCCTTATTGGTAATTTCGGCCCCGGTCTCGCAATCAACAAATTTTGCAATGCCCTTAACATAATACCGGTCCCCTATCTGCTCTATCTCATCGTTGAGGAAAAGCACAGCATTCACAGATTTTAAAAGCGGTTTTACGGCCTCCTGTATGTCCTCGCAGTTACGATAATAATATTTCCCAAAGAGATTATACTGGCTTTTCGGTACTTTGAGTTCCTGCTGTACTTTCAGCAACTTCTCATACACATTCATTACACGGCTATCGCCCATTACACATCTTTCCTCTCAAAATACAGTCCCAGACTGTTGAGCGCAGTTTCCAGTTCTTCCAGTTCCGATTCAGTACCGAGAACCGTATATATAACTTTTTTTGCTTCCGGTGCAACCGGCCAGACTCCGGCAAGTGATTCATCAACAGATTTCAACTCATCTACCGTCTCCCGGCGCGTCTCTTCTCTGATCTGCTGTTCCTGAGCTACCCGCTCACGTTCCTCACGGCGGATTCTCTCGATTTCAAGATCACGTTTTTTCTCTTCCTCTCTGCGGAGGATTTCGAGACGCTGGGATTCGTAATTGTTGATATATCTAACAGCGTTCGCAAGACTCAGGTCACGCTTGTACATTTCAAGCGCCTTCGGAACCACTTCGGAATCCATATTTTTAATGGTCGTAACTTCTTCGTATACCTTTCCGATCAGCTCGATCATAGCCTTTTTAACTGCCGGTAGCTTTACAGAAGAATTTTCCCATTTTGTATCATAAATTTTCTCGAGGGAAAGATATTCCTGCATCTCCCCGATCACACTGTCATATAATGCCTGGATATCTTCCTTTCTTTTTGCCACCCTGACAGCCTCCATTTCCTTAAGCTGGCTGTCGATAAGGTTTACTGGCTTGTCCACGATCTCCAGAAGGCCGTCAACGCGCACTTTAAAAGCATCGTACGGCTTCATCCACTCTGCCTTAACCTGTTTCCGGCTGTCTTCGATCTCTTTTCTCAGCTTACGCAGATTTGCGAGTTCGCCTTTCGCCGTGGTTCTTGACTCTTCCGTGAAAACGGCACCTTCGTACTCAGCCAGCTTCTCCCGCAGGCCATTTTCCAGTTCTTCAAAATTGACTTTTATAATTCCGTTGGTCTGTGCAACCTCAAATTTTAATCCCTGCATAATAGCAATTCCTCCATATTCATTTCATATTGGTTCCCGTTCAGGCGTATTCTCTTTGTGATCCTGTGCCGCTGGTCTGCTTTCCGCTGGCACTCATCACATGTTCGACCCTCTCCCGGATCGAGATAGCAACCACATGCATCACATTGATATCTCATTTTTCATCACCCTCTTGATTTTCTGCGGTCCGCATGGTATCATGGGCTTGTAAAGTTTTTTCTTGATTGCCGCTGTGAGTTCGCACCTCGCGCGGCTTTTTTCTTCCCTTGCCGTTTCCCCAACCATACGAATTCCAACCGCCGGCCGCGGCCGCTCTGTATGTACCGTTCTTACGCTTGCTCAACGCCATCACCTCCTCACCAGACATAATATAATAGCTACCAGCGCTGCGATCACCACGGCCTCGATCTGCGCCGCTGTCCTGTAGCTTCTCCGGCCCTCATATGCCTCATGGAACATACGGTTCCAGTATCGGGCACTGAAGCCTGCAAAGTAGTTATGCATGTTCATCACCTCCTTCAACTGGATAAGACTGTATAAAACGTTCCAGATCAGTTCCTCGAACTTTAATCGACCCCAGAACTAGATGTGGAAGCTCTCCTGATTTGATGAGATTATAAACAATCCCCTTATTAACCTTCAGTATCTCACTGGTTTCTTTTACTGTGTAAAGAGGTTTGTAAGGTTCTACCATGAATTTCACCTCCTTGATTTTCAATGTTCTGGTTCTTCACTTTCGGCAAAATATTCCACCGGAACGTCAAAATACTTTGCAATTGCAAGTAGCTTATCAAACTTAGGTTTACTTCTCCCATTTTTCCAGTCAGTAAATGTAGATTTCGTAATTCCAGTGCATTCCGCTACTCTGTAATCAGTCACTCCCTTTTCATTACGCAATGTTACATATTTCTCGTACATTAAATTTTTTCCTCCTTTCCGAACTTTACTATTGATTTTAGTTCGGAAATCAGTTACAATATATTTACCAGATAAATTGTATAAAGCATGGCTTGTTTTGATTTCCGAACTTTGTATTTAGTATAAAACGGATATCAGAACTTGTCAATACTTTTTGTACGGATTTTAAAACTTTTTTTTAAATTGAGGTGTATCTATGTATGAAATTTATTGCAAGTTACGTGATGAACGCGGTGTAAAAGATTCTGACGTTGTAAAGGGTACAGGAATAACAAAATCAACGTTTTCAGATTGGAAAACCGGTAGGAGTAAACCCAAAAACGAAAAGCTTCAAAAAATCGCTGACTATTTCGGTGTTACTGTAGACTACTTAATGACTGGAAAAGAGGAAGGAACTGCTACTAATTCTGAATTAACAGCAAAAGATGAACGCGAAATCGGAAAGGATTTAGATCGTATTATGGATGAAATCGAAAAAGATATAGATGGACCTCTTTTCTATAATGGAGAGCCAATTGACGAAGAATCTCTCAAATTATTGAGAAATGCTTTAGAATTGGGATTAAGAGAACTCAAAAAAGAAAATAAAGTAAAATACGGCCGCAAAAAGAAAAAGGACTGACCAAAAAGCTGGTGATTTGATTGAAAGCAAAAATCGAAAAATTAATAAAGTTCTACGAAAGAAAATATAGAACCCGTGATCCTTTTGAAATTGCGAGATGCCTGAGAATCAAAGTCTTTTATGTGCCACTTGGAAATATAGCCGGATACTATAAATACATGAAACATAATCGCTGTATCTATATGAATAGTGAAATTGAGGATGAGACTTTTCGCAGAGTTGTTATGGCTCATGAGCTCGGCCATGCTGTATTACATATGAAAGATAATTGTACTTTCATGAAGGGATATACCTTGCTTCTTACTTCAAAGGTAGAAAAGCAAGCGAATTTATTTGCAGCTCATCTCCTTATTACTGATGAAATGCTCCACGAATTTGAAAATTTCACCTGGGAGCAATTCTGTGATTGCACAGGTTTCCCGGAACAATTACTGAAATTGAGACTAAATTAAAAGCCCCAGCGCGCCAACGCCAGAGCTTTTCACATAGATTACTATACAGACTGTCAAGCCGGTACAATATGATCTCAACACCCATATTATACCATCAATTCTGACACCTGTATAGGTGTTATTTTTATACCTAAATTTAATGAAAGGATTGATAGAATGGGAGAATTACGAACACGAAAACGCGGTAAAACCTGGGAATGGTCCTTTGAAGGAGCCAAAATTGGCGGGAAGCGAAACCCGATCAGTAAAGGAGGGTACCGGACAAAGGGTGAGGCTCTTACTGCCGGTACGCAAGCAAAGGCTGAATATGACAACGCAGGCCGAACATTTCAACCGAAAGATATAAGTGTATCTGATTATCTGGACTATTGGTATGAAAATTATGTAGTTACAAATCTGGCGCACAATACGCAGATCGATTATGCCGGCAAAATCAGGATACATTTAAAGCCGGTCTTTGGAAAATACCGCCTTGCATCACTGGAGCCGGACGTGATCCAGTTATGGGTAGATGGCATGAAGCGCCAGGGATACTCTCGCAACATGGTTGAAAACACATTGTCCTGTCTGTCTGGCGCTCTTAAATATGCAGTACGGCCGTGCAAATACATCAAGTACAATCCATGTACTGACGTCGTTATTCCTAAAATTAAAACACCTCCCCACCAGAAGGAACATACCGAGTACATCTGCGGGAAAGAGGATTTTGCTACTATCATCGACCGCTTTGGACCCGACAGTAATTTTTATCTTCCTCTCATGACCGGTTACCACTGCGGAACGCGGATAGGTGAGACTTACAGCATTGATTTGCTGCATGATGTAGATTTCGATAAACACACAATCTGTATCCGCCACCAGCTTTCAAACGAAAACAGGAAATGGTATTATCGCCCGCCAAAATATGATTCCGTCAGGACTATCAAAATTCTGCCGGTCTATGAAGAGATACTTAAAACCGAGATTCATAACCGGAAAAAGACTATGCTCCGTTATGGCCAGTACTTTACTAAAACCTATCTGATGCAGGATGGGCTGATTTTCCAGGCGCCGGCAAATGTACAGATAATTGGGAAAGAGATCATGCCAATCAGCGTAAAAGAAAACGGCGAACTTCTCACTCCATATTCTTTCAAATACTGTGCGAAAGTTATCCATGAGGAACTGGGAAACCCTCTCTTTCACAGCCATTGTCTCCGACACACCCATGGCACAATTCTGGCGGAAAATGGTGCTCAACCTAAGACCGTAATGGAGCGTCTGGGACACAAAGACATCAAGACAACCATAGAACGGTATGTTTTCAATACTGATAAAATGCAGGATAATGCCATGGACATTCTGTCGCGTGTTATATCTTAATCCTGCCTACCATTTAAAAAAGCGTAGGCAATTGGTAGGCAGGGATACATTTTTATTATACCAGATCACTGATAAACCCTTATTTTATCTGGGAAAGCAAAGCCACTGTTTCAACGTGTCTCGAGTGTATAAAAATGATGTTCACAGGGCAGAGTTGGCCCTGGGTGGACACGCTGTCCTCCCTGCCAGATCCGAGTGTATGACTGATTCTTTCATCCCACTCTTCCCCTGCATTCGAATTATATCATAGATTTATAGATTTGAAGATACCTTTCGTATCTCAGACTAAGAAATGTATTGCTGGAAAATTAATGCCAACAATAAAATCCTCAGAGCCATCTCTGGAGACTTTATTCTTAGCAGTAATTAATTATGTTAAGGCAACATATCATGTGCCAGCTTTAATGTGTTTATGCATATATAATAGCTCTTGTCTATTATACTATTTTCATAGCAAGCAAAAGGCAGGAAAGGTAATTCTTTCCCACCTACAATTTCTAATTTTTGTTTTTTATCTATTACTATAGATCACTTTACCCTTTCGTCCGAATTTTCTAATTCCTTTTTTCTCCTGTGGAAAAACCACCAATTTTTCAATATTTCCACGGTCTGCCAGCTTAAATGCATCTCTCGAAATTTTTAATGTATGTTTGGGATTTGTCGCTGCAAAAACATTAATATTCTTAACATTACTCGGCAAATTTCTCACTTCATCTACAGTTTTGGCTACAAACCGTGGACTATAATATCTACTCACATCAGATCTTTTACGCTCAATAACAATCGTTGATAATCTTCTTTTGCTAAGAGGTATTTGATTTCTAATGTCTATTGGATATGTATCTGCCAAAATCAAATTAACTTCATCTGATACTTGATTATAATTTATTTTCTTAATGTCTATATGCTCATTTTCTATAACCGGATAATCATCATCAGCTCCAACATAATACTCGGGAAAAGTATCATTTAAAGAAAGTCTAAATTGTGTAAATACTGGAACCAGCTTCAGATTACATTTTTCATACCCTAATATCTTTGCACAAAGCCAATACCACAAATATGGATAATCGTGATATACATTTTGGGTATTAAACATTTTTTCTTTATTAAACTTTCTGAATTTCAACAACAGAAAAAGCATAAATACTACCCCAATAACCCAATTCCCTGCATTCATTAGAAAGAGATATTTAATATTATCAAATCCTATAGGCGTATTTTTAAAACACAATTCTATTAAACTTGTAGCATCAATTTTATAGGGTATAAATACAGCAAACACTAACATAATAATCTCTACAATAGAGCGAAAACTTTCTTTTATTTTT